TACAGAAGGTGAATATTTTAAAGGTGATGATAGACAACCAAAAGTAGCACCAATTGAACCTATAGTAACACCAATGGGGCAAAAATCAGCACTTCAAAAACAACTTCAAAGGGATGAAGGTTTCAGATCAAGTGTTTATAATGATACTATGGGAATTAAAACTGTTGGTTATGGTTTTAATTTGGAGAAAAAAGGAGCACAAAAATCATTAGAAGAACAAGGAATCAACAAATCAGTTGAAGATTTAAAAAGTGGTAAAGCAACACTCACCGAGGAAGAAGCAGCAAAACTGATGATGGGTGAAATGCCTTATTATCGAACTGTTGCAGAAAAATTTGTTGGAACAGCTACATGGAAAAAACTCCCGGGACATAAAAAAGATGCTATAACCAATCTTGCATATAATTTGGGTGCAGGAACTTTAAATAAATTTAATAAGTTGAGAAGTGCTATACAAAAAGGTGATTGGGAAAGAGCATCAAATGAAATACTTTATGATTCATCAGGTGGAACATCAAAATATGCAAGTCAAGTTAAAGGAAGGGCAACAAGAATTGCATCTGCATTAAATCCCAATGACAAAATTGGTGCCATGAATGATGGTGTAAGGGGTATGGGGAATTATGCAGGTGGTGGAGGTGGAAATGTTACTGTTAATCAAGTGGACAATTCACAAAAATCAACTGGTCAAACACAATACTTAAATAATCCTCATGGGTCTACAACTGATCCTAAAACAGCAAAGATATAATTAAGTGGGGGATGTCTCGAATTCGATTCACATCATACCTGGGGAGCTCCTATGGCGCAGGATACTATGATAAAAAAACATCCCCCACTATGTATTATTGCTCTGCTAGTTTTCTAAAATAGTCTAAAGTTTCCTCAGACGTTTTCTCACCAGCATCAGCTGCAACAGGTTCATCCGTATTTTCTTCAATCGTTTCCATAAAATCACTATCACTACCCGCATGGGCAATTACAGTATTGAAACGTGCTTCCAACTCTTGAAAACTTTTAAAGTTTTCTGGAGCAAGAATACCTTGAAGTGAATGTTGCTGTTTCCAAACATCTTCTAACTTTTTATCATCACCCTCATATAGAGGCGAAGTAGATGCAAACTCTGATTTATCGTAATTTGCATATCCTTCTACTTGACGAATTTTAAGTTTGAAGTTTGCACCAGACCAAAAATCAAAAGGGTTCATTGGTTCTTCATCCTTAAATTCTGGATTCATAACACTTTCAATTTTCTCAAAAATCTTTTTACCATACCGGAATAAAAATACCTTTCCTTCATTCTGTGCATTAACAGAATCTTCCAGAACAAGAACATTAGAATAGTAACTTAATTTACGTTTTCTATCTCTTGCAATATTTTTATCTGATTCAATACCAGAGTTCCACAAAGCAGTATTTGCTTTTGATACAGGATCATCACTACCACTTGGATGTCCTGGGCGTGGAGTAGTCAAAGAGTTTTCGATATACCAACCACCTGGGCCTTTAAAACCATGTGTCCACAATCTTACCCATGGAACATCTTCTTCGGTTGGTGCAGGAAGGAAACGGATAACAGCATAACCATTACCTGTTTTATCACGTTCACATTTCCAAATACGATCATCTTCATACGAAGGCTTTTCGGAAAGTTTTTCTACTTGCTTGGAAAGTTGCTCCAAGTTACTCATACGATTCTTCTTTAAGTCTTTAAAACTAGACATAAGTATTACTCCTTATTTCGTTATATTTCTAAGTATAATTACAAACTAATCATCACACACATTACAAAGGTAATTTTGTCACCTGTTTCTTCATCATATGTAAATCATTTGCTTCTGCTTCAACTTTATCTTTAATAGAACGATTCAAAAGTTTTGCAACCATTTCTATTTCACCATCAACATCATCACTATATTTAACAATAGCATCCATATATGAAATTCCTTTAGACTTAACCATTTCTTCTATAGTTGCATTAACATCTATACTCATTTGAATTCCTTTATTTTATCACAAATGCCTAGTTTCTTTGCTTCTTTTGCATTTAACCAAACATCTGTTGCTGGTAAAAGATACTGTCGAATTTTTGCTTCATTTAAACCAGTACATTTTTTATAATGGTTAATCATACGTTCAGTTGTTAATTCAAACTCTCTCCCTACTGCAACTAATTCATGTTCTTTACCATAAGAACCCCATGAATATTGATGTGACATTATAGAAGTATTAGGAGTTAAAATTCTATGACCTTTAGTACCAGAAATAAACATCATAAATGCTGCTGAAGCAATCTGACCTAATCCAATAGTTTTTACTGGAAATGGACATCCGTTCATAACATCAATAACAGCAAATGCAGAATTTAAATCACCTCCGGGTGAATTTATTACAATCTGTATATCTAATGGTTTAGGTTTTTGCCAACTCTTTGTCAAAATAAAGGATATAAGATCCTTACATGATTCTGATGTAACTTCATCCATAAAGAGATAGACACCTTTATCTTCTGGATTCGGTGGGGTTTTTTCTGCTTTAGAAGTCATAATCTTTTCTTTTCCCCTTGTTAAAGTTAATATCTATAAGGATCTATGTAAAAAATATGATCTCCTATAGTTGCGACTTTTAACATCTTACGATTCCAATAAGGGTCAACGTCTTTTCTATGGTAATGTGTTGCACCATGTAAAAAATCTTTGACCTTCAATCTTTTTTCATACATCGCTGTTGCCAATAGTTGTGAAACTTTCCATGCGATTTCATCTTTTGGTTTATCAGATAAACCATCACAATACCATGAAAAATGACATTTGTGTTTTACTATTTTTCCATTCTTTTTATTTGCTTGTTTAACAACTTTACAAAAACTATTTGGAAATCGTTTGCTCTTTACTCTATTTATAGTCACTAAAGCAACACCTAATTGTCCTTTTAGTTTTTGATCTCTCGACTCAAAATAAATATTCTGTGCTAAACAAGTAATTTCTGTTTCAGGACTTTCATTATTAACAAGTCCAGTAAGAATAAAAAAAGATATTAGAATTAATAATAGTTTTTTCATAAGAAAAAGGGAGATGGCAGAACCATCTCCCTATAATCTAAGTTAGACTTACATTCCGTAGAATTTAGTAAGTGTTTTACGAACCGAATTTACAGTCTTTGCACCACCTGTAAGATCACAATTCTTGAACGCAACTTGACCAGTTGCAGGACTTGTATAAATTGAGACCCAACGTGGAAGTCCAGTAATTTCTGATTCTTTCCGGGTAATCTTTCGAGCATTTTTACGCCCGACTCTCGGCATGCCATTCTTTGCTGTCATATACCAATCTCCTTCATAGTTAAAAAAATGTGATTTTCATCACGTTCACAATACCATTATATCATAACGGCACGTTCCATACAAGGAACTAATGGATGAGGGTTTCTGTTGCCAGGTACCCTCGAACCCCGACTGCTATTAAGCAGCCATCGCTAAATCGTAATCATTAGCATTTGTGTTTTGAATGATTGATAACGGAGCCATCATTCTTCTCCGTGCTGTCCTTATCCTTCCCCCATACTGTCGAGACTAGTTCACCCCCATGATTGTTGAATTGGTGGAGGCGTCGGGTACTGCCCCCGAGTCCAATATGTTTCAGTAACAAAGATTATACAGCAATTAAATTAAAAATAGTTGAAATATTGCAAGTGATACTGCAAAAAATCCTGTAGCAATTATTAAAGTCCACATTATACTTTCTTTCATAATATTATCCTCGTAAAGATTCAATTTTATCATATAGAGCATTGATAGTTCCATCATTCTCTATATAAACATCAACATCACTACCATCTAAACCATTCTCACTAGAATGTGTATTTGCTTGAATTTCTTTTTGTTGTCTATTAACATAAACAACTACACCACCTTGTTCTCTAATCCATTTTGCTTCATTTGCAAATCGAACATCTGTAATGACAACAGAAAAACCTGGGTGTTTTTTAATAAACATTTCAGCATTCTTTATCCAAACATTAGGGTCAATTTTTCTTGCAACATCAGTTCCTAATAATTGATAAAGTTCTCTTGGTGATTTACCCCAAGGCTCTATTGCTTTTTCTTTATTCTTTATCTGTTCGTCTGTAAGATTGAACATTTTATTGCAACCCTCTTTAAGAGGTTTTGCAAAATAATAATGTTTAAATTGATATTCTTTTACTAAATATTGTCCGGCAGTATCTTTACCACTTCTTGCTTTACCAGCAAAACCAATAACTGCTGGTTTACCATTTAATGTCCAACCACAAATAGGAAACATTTATAATCCTCACTTAGTTAAGCATAAATAAAGAATACCAATTGGTGCAAACATAACTGCAAAAGAATAAATAGCCAATGCAAGAAAACAGATTAAACCACCTATAAATTTGAAAAATTCTTCCATACATTCCTCAATTCTTTAATAATATTATAACAAACATTACGCATTAATACAAGGAAAAAGTTTAGGCATATATATCAGTAGAATACTTGGGTATTGCGTCCTCATACCATGTTTCCATACCCGGAGACATACCGGAACAATCTAATTTCATTATATAGTTGTCAATGAAATTATCTGGCAATTTCTCAAGTATGAATTTTTTATCACAATGGTTACAAACAACTGTTCGATCACCCAAATGATTTGAAATTCTTTCCGGTAAGTTTACCAATTGGAAATGTTCACTCTTACCAAGAGGATAGAAAACTTTTAAATCAATTCTTTCTTTACAAATCTTACAATACATCATCACAATATCATAAGGTCTTTCTTTAAGATTTTTATTCATTGGTTTTTGTATCTTATATGATTTATCTATTTTCATTATAAATTCTCCTTTTAACCATGTTGTTTAGGTCGCCCAAGAAAAGTATTCTCTTTCGATAATTCTTTTCCAAGTTTTAGAGCCTCTCTTGCAAATTTCTGAAAAGCCTTATCACCGTCTTGATGTTGTGTCTGTACCATAATTTTTTCACCATCAACATCCATTACTAAATCCAACACATTAACACCTGGCAATACATGGTGCTTTCTTATTTCTATTCTAAGTTCTTCTATAGTACCATATTCAGACGAAGGTTCATGTATTGTTCTATTATCATGTATTTCCATTTTTCCTCATTTCAATTTGTTGTTCATAAGTTAATCCCCCGAATGGATGTTCTTGACCAAATCGAGGTGCTTCATAAGCATTGGTTGGTACTACATTTATATCAGGGTCTACTTGTTGTCTTAATGATCTCTCTATACCTCTCAATGTACCACTAGCACTAGATGGACAACTACCACAAGCACCTTGAAAACTAATTACTACTTCATTACCTCTTACTAAATCCAATTCTATATCTCCACCGTCTCCTTGAAGATAAGGCCTAATGGATTCATCTATTACTTTTTCAATAGCTTCATATTTTTCTATATCATTCATTTTATCTTTTCACCCTTATCACGCAAATATTCTTTTGCACGATCAGAAATAATTTCTTCAAAACCATATCTTTCTTTTTCAATTTCCCATGCGTCTTTCATAACTTCGGGAGTCGGTATAGAATACTCAATGTTACAAGATGTGTATGCTTGTATATAACTAGAGCCAACTTCTCTTGCAACCATGATAGCACGGCGAACAGTTCTTGCAACACGAGCTGGATTAGTTGGTGCTAAACGTGCAATATAATCTACTTTAGCAACTTTGGCTAATCCTAATGCATCTACTTTTTCACCAAACTTACCACGAGGTGCCATCTTCAGAACTTTGCCCTGATTAGTCATACCACTTTCTTGCCCACCAGTATTACCATAGACTTCATTATCAAGCATGATAGTCGTAAACTTTTCTCTACGAAACCAACTGTGCATCAATCCTTGAAAACCAATATCAATTAGTCCACCATCACCTGCCATGACAACAACGTCTTTTTTCTGATTTGGATAACGTATTTCCAGACCACGTTTCAAACCAGATGCAACTGCATTAGTATCACCATAATTACCATAGATAAATGGTACAGAAGCTTGTGATATTGCTAATCTTCCACAACCAGCAGTACCAACAACAATTGTATGTTCTGGATTAGGCATACCAATATATGCAAGACGAATGAATAATGTCATAGCACAACCAGCGCACATAGGATGTTCTTCAATAACCTCTTTGAACTTACCCATGTCTTTAACTCTTACAGTCTGAGAATCAGAACCATCACGATTACTATAAGGGCCGTGTTCTATTAAATCTTTATATTCAATCGGCAAAAACTCCTTCATCGCAGGAGAAGGTCTTAAAGTATCAAGAGACATTATGCCACCGCCATTTCTTTTTTAAGTTTTTTCGCAGCTTTCTTACGTTCTTTCTTTTCTTGTTTAAGATGGTCAATTAACTTTTGTGCTTCATCC